CAAGCACGCCACCAACGCCAAGCCAGCCGGATCTAATGGCCTGCGAGGCAAGCGGGTTGCCGTGGCACATCTGGAATCCGAAGACCGGCGGCTGGGGCGAATGCCAGCCAAGCGGCTACAGGGCGCCGCTGATCGGCAGGCAATGGACCTGGGGCATCAGCGACTGCTGGACACTAGCTCGTGATTGGTACGCCGAGAACGGATTACATCTCCCAGATTGGGAGCGCCCGCTAACACCAGAGCAGTTTGAAGCTGCACCGATGTTTGATGATTGCTGGCGCGAGGCTGGGTTTCGCGAACTGGAAGAGGAGCAGGAATTGCAAAAAGGCGATTTCCTGCTGATGAACATTTCAGGCAGCGGCTTGAACCATTGCGGCATCTACATCGGCGACGGAATGGTGCTTCACCACCTGCGCGGACGCCTAAGCAGCAGAGATCTTTACGGCGGTGGCGGTTGGCTCCAGAAATGCACTGGCAAACGGCTACGCCATCCTCAGTTTCCTACAATGGAAGGACGGTGAGGGAAGATGATGCTGCGCAAGATTCGCGTTTATGGTCAGCTTGCCAAGTTTCTCGGCCAGCGTGTGTTTGAGGCGGATGTTGCCAGTGCTGCTGAAGCTGTGCGTTTTCTGGTGGTGAACTTCCCGCAGCTTGAAAAGCACATGGCGGATCAGCACTATCGCGTCAGTGTGGGGAAATATGCACTAACCATGGATGAGCTGCATGATCCAGCGGGGCAGCAGGAGATCAAGGTGGTTCCGGTGTTAGTGGGAGCTGGTGGTGCAACGGGTAAGATTTTGGCGGGCATTGGCTTAATTGCCTTGTCATTTTTACTGCCAGGCGCAGGCGCTTTTGGCACATTCAGTATTTTTGGCCAAGCCGCTACAGCCGGCGGCATCTTGACCGGCATTGGCACTGCTGCAAGCCTTGTTGGCGCATCGCTGATTCTCGGCGGAGTCTCTCAGCTCTTAACCCCTACGCCAAAAATCAACCAACCCGGCACACCACAAGACAACAACGATCCCCGCAAAAGCTACAGCTTCAGCGGCATCCAAAATACCAGCAGGCAAGGCACACCCGTGCCAATCGTTTATGGCGAGACCTTAGTTGGCTCTGTCACTATCTCGGCTGGTATTGACACTGTGCAGGTGTACGGCTGATGGCACGCATCTATGGCGCTGGTGGTGGCGGTGGTAAAGGCGGCGGTGCACAATCGCAACCCGCACCACGTACGCCTGTCACTGAAACCGACAGCCTTAATTCCAAACAATATGCGCAAGTCCTCGATCTGATCAGCGAGGGCGAGATTGAAGGGCTCAAGAACGGCTATCAATCCATCTTCATTGATAACACACCGCTGCAAAATGCAGACGGTACATACAACTTCCAGAACGTCTCCATTGCCACGCGCAATGGCACGCAGAATCAGTCCTATATCCCTGGCACGTCTGACGTAGAGGAAGAAAAGGCAGTAGGCGTTGAGGTGCAATACGCATCGCCTGTTGTTCGATCTATCACGGACACCAGCGTTAATGCTGCACGCATCACGATCACAGTGCCGCAACTGCAAACGTTCACCAACGAAGGCGATGTGCTTGGCTCGCAAGTAGGCCTGCGCATTTACGTGCAATACAACGGCGGCGGCTACAACTTGGCTGTTACCGACACCATCAGCGGACGCACTGGTGATGCTTATCAGCGCGATTACTTGATCAACCTTGCCAGCGTCTACCCAATCGACATCAAGGTTGAACGCGACCGGCCAGATAGCACTGACCCCAAAGTAGTCAACGCCTTCAACTGGACAAGCTATACCGAGATCATCTACGCCAAACTGCGCTACCCAAATAGTGCATTGGCGTGGTTGCGTGTTGATGCCGAGCAGTTCAACCGCATCCCATCACGGTCCTATCTGATTCGTGGCATCAAGGTACAAATTCCAAGCAATGCCACCGTTGATAGCGTCACCGGCAGGCTGATTTACGCCGGCATCTGGAACGGCACATTCGGCGCAGCGCAATGGTGCAGCGATCCAGCGTGGATCCTGTGGGATTTGCTCACATCAACGCGCTATGGCTTTGGTGATCACATTGAAGCCGCGCAACTTGATAAGTTCGCTTTCTACGCCGCCAGTCAGTATTGCTCCGAACTGGTGCCCGATGGCTTCGGCGGGCAAGAGCCGCGCTTCTCTTGCAATGTCAACACCCAAACCGCAGAAGATGCGTACAAGCTGATCAACGACATGTGCTCAGTAATGCGGGTGATGCCGTACTGGAGCACTGGAGCACTCACGATCAGCCAAGACAAGCCCGCTGATACCGCCTATCTGTTCACGCTGGCAAATGTCACAGAAGAAGGTTTCAGCTATCAAGGCGGCAGCCGCAAGACCCGCCCCACGGTTTGCGTTGTTAGCTACCTCGATCTCAATAGCCGCGACATTGCCTACGAAGTCGTAGAAGACGCGGAAGCCATCCAGAAATACGGCGTCGTCAAAACTGAAATCAGCGCCTTCGCTTGCACCAGTCGTGGACAGGCGTATCGCATCGGTGAATGGCTGCTGTACTCGGAGCGCTACGAGAGCGAAATCATCAGCTTCACTGCCTCGATTGATGCTGGCGTGCTGGTACGCCCTGGGCAAATCATCGAGGTGGCCGATCCTGTGCGGACTGGCGCACGTCGCGGCGGTCGCATCTCTGCTGCAACGACCACGGCCATCACGGTGGATGATGCCACTGGACTGACAGCAGCAGGCGCTGAGCTGTCGGTCATCATGCCCGATGGCAGCGTTGAAACACGCAGCATCAGCAGCATTGCCGGTGAGGTGATCACTGTCGCAACGGCGTTCTCGGTGGCGCCCAATGTCAACAGCGTCTGGATCTACCAGACCAGCAACATCCAAACATCAACGTGGCGTGTGCTCACTGTTCAAGAGCAAGATGGCAGCAACTACGCCATCAGTGCCATTGCCTATAACGCTAGCAAGTACGACTACATCGAACGCGGCACAGCACTAGAAGAACGCGACATCACTGATCTCAACAAGCCGGCTAGTGCACCACGTGCGCCGACCTTCCAAGAGGTGTTGTACGAGGAAGCTGGACAAGTGCTGTCCAAGCTCATTATCAACTGGCTTGCATCCATTGATGAAGACGGGCGCACCAATGCTGTGCAATATCTGGTGCAATGGCGAAGAGTAGATGGAAACTGGGCGCAGAATTACGTCACCACCCAGGAATACGTCATCTATGACACCACACCTGGTGACTATGAAGTGTTGATCTATGGCGTTAATGCGGGCTTGCGGCCATCAGCGCAACCAGCACGTCTGGATGTATCAGCACGCGGCAAGTTAGCCGAGCCGGCCAACGTGCAGAATCTGACGATCGAACAGATCAGCGCCAACTCTGCACGTTTGCGTTGGGATGCCTCGACTGATCTTGACGTGAAGATCGGCGGTCGCGTTCACATCCGCCACACCAGCATCACAGACGGCACTGGCACATGGACTAATTCGCAGGATCTTATCCCTGCAGTGCCTGGTTATAGCACCGAGGCGATTGTGCCAATGGTCGAGGGTGAATACCTCGTCAAGTTTGAAGACAGCAGCGGCAAACAAAGCATCGCTGAAGCCAGTGTTGTCGTTGACCTACCCGATCCACTTAGCGCCTTCTTGGTGCTGGACAAACGCGAAGACACAACAGATCCACCATTTCAAGGTGAGTTCACCAACCTGTTCTATAGCGTCGAATATGACGCCATCACGCTGGGCGGCACGGCATTATTTGACACGATCCCAGATTTTGATCTGCTGCTGGATCTCGACTACTACGGCGACATTGCGGAGACAGGTACGTATGTGTTCAATGAAGTGCTAGACCTAGGCGCTAAGTATTCGCTAGATCTACGGCGTCATCTTGTTGCTGGTGGCTTCTACCCATCTGATCTGATCGACGAACGCACCGATCTCATTGATACCTGGGTTGACTTTGAAGGTGCAGTGGCTGATCAGGTGAACTCCAAGGTCTGCGTGCGCACCACTGACGACGACCCCACTGGATCACCCACTTGGAGCGACTATCAGGAATTCGGCAACGGCACCTTCACCGCACGAGCGTTCCAGTTCAAGCTGGATGCCGCCGCCTTCACGCTGTCGCAGGCGTTTGCCTGTTATGAGCTGGGCTACAAAGCATCGTTCCAGCGGCGCATTGAAAGTTCAGTAGTGGCCGAATCAAGCGGCGCTGGCACCAAGAGCGTTGCATTTGCCAATCCGTTCTGGACTGGTACGGCGGCGCTGGGAGGCGCTAACAGCATCTTGCCGTCCATCGGTATCACCGCTCAGAATTTGCAATCTGGTGACTATTTCAATGTGACCAATGTCAGCAGCAGCGGTTTTGATGTGACCTTCCGCAATAGCAGCGGCACTGCAGTAGATCGCCTTTTCTCGTGGTCCGCTGTAGGATATGGTAAAGGCGCATAATCCATGGCCACATACGACTGGACGGGCACGGACATAATTCCAAACGGCAGTGGTTCGGCTGTACGCGCTGATCTGAATGATGCGCTGCTGGCGCTGTTCTCGCAAAACAGCAGCGCCACCGCGCCGCCTGAAACCGTCGCCTACATGCCATGGGCGGATACTTCAACTGGTCTGTATAAGATTCGCAACGCAGCTAACAGCGACTGGATCACGCTGTATCAGCTCGATGGCGAGTGGACAACCATTGCACTGGAGAACGGCACGGCGGCTGCACCGTCGCTGTATTTCAAGGACAGCGGCACCGATACCGGTCTCTACAGCCCCGGCGCTGATCAAGTAGCCATCGCCACCGCTGGCGTCCAGCGCGTCAACTTCAACGGTGCCACTGAGGTGGTATTCAACGACGGCGGCGCTGACGTTGACTTCAGGATTGAAGGTGACACGAAGCCAAACCTGTTCAAGGTAGACGCAGGAACGGATGCGGTTAGCGTTGATGGCGATTTTTCGGTCACCGGCAACCTTTCTGGCACGATTAGACGTGGCACAGCAGTTGCGTCAACATCAGGAACTGCTATTGATTTCACCAGCATCCCAAGCTGGGTGAAGCGTATTACGGTAATTCTTGACAGCGTAAGCACAAGCGGAACAAGCGCCACGCTTTTGCAGATAGGTGATTCAGGCGGAATTGAAAACACTGGCTACGCAAGTAATATCTGCTATGTAATTAACGCATCCGCAAGCATTGGATCCTCTTCTGTTGCTGGCTACGTTGTTTCACTTAACAACGCTGCGGCTGTTCACGATGGCACTATTACGCTCGTCAACATAAGCGGTGATAAATGGGTTGCGTCATTTGCCATTTCGCAAACTTCAAGTTCAGGTACAACAGCCTGCGGTGGTGGCGTGAAAACGCTTAGTGCAACACTTGATCGCATACGCATAGCCACGGCAAACGGCACTGATACTTTTGACGCAGGCTCCATTAACATTCTCTACGAGGGCTGACCCATGCATCGCATCATTGTCAATGTTCAAACTGGCGAACAAGAAATCATTCCGTTGACTGCCGAAGAAATCGCTGAGATCGAAGCACGCCCTGAACCTGAACCCGCCCCAGTGCTCACCACTGAGCAGAAGCTAGAAGCTGCTGGGTTGACGGTTGCAGAATTAAAAGAGCTGTTTGGCCTGAGCTGATCATGGCAATCTCACCCGGCACCTACAACATCAGCCTGCAGCGCCGGGCGGATTACAGCATCACGCTGCAATTCAAGGACAGCAACGACGCCGCCATCAATCTGACCGGCTGGACCGTTGCAGCCCAAGCCTGGAACCAAGCCCGCACGACCAAATACGCCGACTTCACCGTCACCTACACCGATCGCAGCACCGGCACGGTTGCGATTGCGCTAACTGACGAGCAAACCGCCCTGCTACCGAACGAGGCGTATTACGACGTACTGCTAACCAACGGCAGCGGCCTCAAGGAGTATTACCTTGAAGGCATTATCTACGTAAGCGAGGGATATACGGCATGACGACCGTAAACGTCAGTTCTGTAACTAACACGGTCACCGTCACCGAGAACGGCAGCAGCACTGTTGTCACCGTACCTGTTACCAGCACCGTAACCGCAATCACGCAAGGTCCGCAGGGGCCGTCGGGAGCTGCTGCGTTCGTCTATCAACAAGCTGCACCGGCAACAACTTGGACCATTAACCACAATCTTGGCTATAAACCATCTGTTGAATTGCTTGACAGCGGCAGTCAAGAAATTGACGGTGATGTTTCGCATCCAAGCGATAACCAGACCGTTGTTACACTAAACCCAGCATCCGCTGGCCTCGCTCGCCTGATCTGACATGGCTCGCAAGTTTTTTACCGACCTAGACCTGCAGAGCACGTCAAAGGTTATCAACGTTCCGACGCCTAGCGCAGCGGGCGATGCAGTGCCCAAGTCCTATGTGGACTCTGCTGTTGAGGGCTTGGCATGGAAGGACAGCGCTCGCGTTGGCACGCAAAGCAACATCAACCTGAGCAGCCCTGGCTCGACCATTGATGGCGTGACCATGGCATCCCAAGATCGGGTGCTGGTGCGCAACCAATCCACGCAGAGCGAAAACGGCATCTATGTGTGGAACGGCGCTGCAGTTGCGCTAACTCGCTCGCTGGATGCCAGCACCTTTGCTGAGCTTGAGCAGGCGATCATCACCGTCGAGGAAGGCACCGACGCTGGCACCACCTGGCGTCAGACACAGGTCAACGGCACCATCGACAGCAGCAATGTCATCTTTACCTCGTTCGCTGCTGCGGCACCTGCCGCTAGTGAGACAACTGCCGGTATTGCCGAGATCGCCACGCAGGCTGAGGTGGATGCTGGCACTGATGATCTGCGTATCGTCACGCCGCTGAAGCTGGCTACATGGTCCGGGCGGATCAAAAAGTACAGCACTAATATTGGCGACGGCAGTGCCACGAGCTATACGATCACGCATAGCTTGAACACTCGTGACGTGATCATTCGCGTGTTCCCTAACTCCGGCAACTACGACGACGTTGAAGTGGACGTGTATCG